GCTTAAACCCTTTAGATAACGTTTTTAGAGTATTAATAACATATAACATAACCATAACTCAAAATTAAAATTAAATAAAATGGCAGAAACAAAAGTAAGCGGTAGAGATTATATACTCTTAGCTGACATTAACAATGATGGAACATACAAGCCTGTTGCTTGTTTGACTACTAACTCTTTGACATCAACTTTAGGAACAATTGATGCAACTTCTAAGTGTGGAGACCAATACACTCCGAATCAATCTTTTAACCAATCTTTCGAGTGTGAAGGATTTGCAATTGATGAAACAGGAACTCCTTCTAAAGAAAGCTATCAACAATTGTATGTTGCTCACTCTGCTCAAACATTGTTTGCAATTAAAATGGGTAGAGCCGTACCAGTAGCTGGTGATATTACTTATGGTGGAACTCCTACAAGTTTAGTTTTCATTAGCAACTTTAATGTTAACGCTGCTGATAAAGATGATGTGAAGTTTACTGCAACTTTCGTTGTAAGTGTACCTCCTATTACACAAACTGAAACACCAGTATAATAAAATAAAAAACTATGTTTGAATTAAAGACTAACAACAACACAATCCACCTAAAGTGGGGTACTTGGTCAATGCGTGAGTTTACAAAAGAAAACAATATCGGTATTGATGAGTACTTTAAAGTTCTTTCAACGGCTCAAACAAGTTTGGACATTATAGTTCAACTTGTTTACATTGGTTACAAATCTGCTTGTGTAAGTAAAAAAGAAGCAGTTGAGTACACAATAGATGATGCTTGTGAATGGATTGATGAAGTGGGTTCTATTTTTAGCGAACAAGGTCAAATAATTGACTATTTAAAATATGTTGTTGAAAGTACAGTCCATACCATAAAAGGTGCAGATAAAGAGGAAGAAAAAAAAAAGCCTAACAAAGCTAAACTGGGATGATATCTTAGTTAAAGCAGCGGAATGCGGAATAAGACCAAATGAATTTTGGGATATGACTTGGAAGGACTTTTCCATTATCGTTTTAGGTAAGGAAAGAAACGAGTTAAACGAATGGGCAAGGACAAGAAACCTTGCCAGAATTAGATGATGTAGATGTTGATGAGGAAAGAGTAATGATAACTGAAGAACAACTGGCAAGAACACTTAAATTGTACGGAGTAAATTAATAAAGATGGCAACAGACCTTTTAGATATTCAAATTAATATTGGTGCTAATACAGAAGATTTAGGTGCTGAATTAGTAAAAGCCGAAAATTTACTCAAGAAATTACAATCAGCCTTAAAAAAGTCGGTTGATGTTGGAGAAATAAATCAACTAACTGCAAAAATAAGTAGTGTAAATGGTGCAATAACACAATTAAATACAAGAATGGTTGGTGTTTCAAAACCAACTAATGATGCTACTCAATCTCTTATAAACTTTTCAAGAATTGCTCAAGATGCTCCATACGGAATTATGGGTATTGCAAACAACTTGAATCCAATGTTGGAGTCATTTCAACAATTAGCTAAAACTGAAGGTGGAACAAAAAAGGCATTAGATGCTATGCTAAGTGGACTTTCTGGTCCAGCTGGTATTGGTGTTGCATTGGGTTTAGTTTCTTCTTTAGCAGTAGTATTCCAAAAACAAATTACTGAAGCATTTGAAGGTCCAGCTGGTAAGTTGAAAGATTTAAGAGAAGAATTAAAGAAACTTAATGATGAAATTTATAAAATGGCTGGCTCTGCACAAGCAAGTCAAACATTGGGTACACAATTAGTTGGTCGTATTACTAATGAAAAATTAGATATAACTCAACGTGAAAATGCTCTTAGAAAGTTTCAAGAATTATATAGTCAAAATAAAGCGATAAAGGATTTAGAGATAAAAGACTTAAAAACTTTTAATGCTCAATATTTACAATCTTTAAATAATAAGGCAGCAGTACAACAATTAGAGGTAAGCAAAGAACAAAATTATATTGATGCTTTAAGTGCTGCAAACTCAAAATATAAAAAATTAGTTGAAGAAAGAGATAATAAAAAGAAAGAGACTTATGCAACTACTAAGCAATTAGAATCTGGTACAACAACAAAAATGCTTCGTTCTGCTATTGATGCCGAATATGTAGTGCCATTAAAAGAGGCTCAAGTAGATATTGCAAACGCTAAAGCATCATTATCAAGAACATTAGATGTAACTACTTTATTTGATAATTCTGAGTCAGAAACAAAAACTAAAACAAAGAAAGCTCCAATTGTAAATTATGCAAAACAGACTTTAGCAGAACTTAATGACTATGTAAAAAAGCTAAAAGATAAAGTAAAAGAAGCTGAGTTTGTATTAAAAAATGAATCATTTAAATTATTTGAATTACCATCTGAAAGAGGAGCAAAAGAAGATAAAAGAAAAGCATATTTTGAGAAACAAGCTAAAGATTTATTAGAATCAACTCAAAAAAATGGTGGTTTTGGTGCATATATGCAAGGCATATTTAAAAAGGACAAGAGTGCTATTGATTCTGATGAAGCAGAAAAAAAGAGAATTGATGATTTGAAAAAGTCATATATAAATTTTGCTGATACAATTTCTGGTAGTGTAACAAACTCTTTAATGGGTATGTATGATGCAATGCAAAGTGGTCAAAAACCATTAGATGCTATTGGAGATATGTTTGCTAATATAGGTAAACAAATAGCTGCTGCTGTTATTCAAGCATTAATATTTCAAGCTATATTAGAAGCGTTTCCAGCATTGAAGGGAGTTTTTGCTGCCACAGGTGCATTGAGTTCAGCATTTGGTGCTGCAAGGAATTTAGCACCAACTAATTTAGGTCAATCAAAGCCAACTTCATTTAATACAGGGAATATGACAAATAGTGTTAATTCTAATGGTCAATTTGTATTAAGAGGTCAAGACTTAGTTTTAGCAATGCAAAGGTCTAATTCTTCATTAAATATAATTAGGGGTTAATGGCATACGAAATAAAATATAGAATTACGGCAGCAACTAAATCGGATGTAACAAGCATACTTAACATTTATGAAGATGGTTACGCTGGTGCAATAATAGAATATCCTTGTGTTAGTTTACAAATACAATACATACCAAGAAGCGATGATGCTTTTGAGCCAATATATGTTAGCCAATTAGCAGTTGCTATTGATGTTACCGATGATGTGGCTAATATGCCTGATTTTACAACTTTGAACGATAGAAAATACTTTGTAAGATTAATGAGTGGTGCTAATATAGATTGGCAAGGATGGATACTAAGTGATAATGTTCAATACGTTTTTTCAACAGGTAGAAAACAATTAGCTTTTAATGCTATTGATGGATTAGGTATTTTAGAAAGAATACCTTTTTTTATTACAGATGATACAACATTAGTTGATATTTTTACTGCTATATTTTACATAAAGACTGCTTTATTAAATTTAGAATATCCTTTAGAATATGATATTATAAGTGGAGTAAGTTTTTATTCGGATGGAATGGATAATAGAACCGATGACCCAAGTGCTGATACATTAGGTCAATCTTACATAAATTATGCAACTTTTATTGATGATAATCAAAATGCAACAAATTGTCTTGATGTTTTAACTAAGATTGTTAGGTCGGTTGGTTCAAGATTATTTCAAGCAAAAGGAAACTTTTACATAGTTCCTTTGACTCAATTTGCACAAGACTCTTACTATGTTACTATTTACAATAGTGATGGAAGTGTATTTGATGATGCTATTTATGAATCAACAGGAAACATTGAAGGTTTTGCTGCTAATACAAGCGGTTTATACTTTGTAGATAATAGCCAATTTAAGCTAATCAGAAAAGGATTTAACAAGATTAGATTTGATAAAGTAATTGAATATCCTAATAATTACATTACTAACTGGGATTTAAAGAATTATACAGTAGTAAGTCCAACAGTAGGAAATGCTTTTTCTTGGGAAGAAGAAAGATTTGTTGATGGTATTATTTATGTAAAGTCATACCCTGAAAAAAGTTCTAATTCTTTTATAATGCAATATTCTATTTCAAATCCTTATACTGCATTAGTAAGACCTATTAACTTGCCTAAAGTAAATACAAGTGATGTTTTAACATTAAAGATGGATGTAGCTGGATTAGGAGTACCAGCAAGTGGACCAGATGCTTTGTTTATTCTTAAAATATTAGTTGATGATGGAGTTAGTTCAGTATTTTTAGACAATAATAAGCAATGGATAAATACAACTTTTAATGACCATTATTATTTTGTTCCATTTAGTTCAACTGACCCAAAGATTAACTTAGATTTAGTAATGCCATTATTACCAATTGGAGGTGATTTGACTATTGAGTTAATTTTATGTGATAACTCTGCTCCTTATTGGAAATCAACTGTTGGTTCTATTGAAGCAAGTAATTTTCAATTAACTATTGAAACATATTTTAAGCAAGTAACAACAGAAAGTTTTATAACTGATTCAAATGAATATGTTTTAGAAATTGACCTTCCTTTAGGTTTTAATGATATAAACGATGGATTCTTTTCATATAGAGGGTTTTTAAGCGATGTAGATGGTTTAAACTTAAAGAATTGGTACAGACAAGAATATCCTACTGATATTTATAGAAGCCTAAGCGAGTTAGTAGTCAAGCAATATTCAAATTGTTTAAATAAGAACATTATTAACTTGGATGCTTCTTTTATGGGTATGGAAACAACGGATGGTAGATTTAGTGGTGCAATGAGAATAACGGCAAGTGATACTGACCCAGCACAAATAAGTGTTGAAAATAAAAATTACATAATAGGTAATTCAACTATTGATTTACCAAATGATGTTATTACGGCTACTTTATTGGATATTAATCCTGATAATATAGAAACAACAATGACTACTGTTTATGATAGTAATAGCTTACCAACAGAGGTTACAGGATATTCTCACGTTAGGTCTAATGGTTATTTGACTAAGGAAGCTGCTCTTGCTGCTCCTTTAACAAGTAATTTAGTTTACTTAGAAAACATTGGTGTTCCTTCGGTTGGAGATTTCTTCTATCAATCTGAATTATTAATTGTTGGATTTAATGGTGCTGGTATTTGGTGGAAGGTTTTAGTAACGGATACTTACTTCCAAGCATACAGAATAAGTGGTGCTGGGGAAATATTAGAAACATTCGGATAATTGATTAAATTTGTAATATGGCAGCAGTAAATGGTAAAAACGTAATGCTTTAGTGCTTGGTTTAGAGAATTTAAGAACGATGTAGCATCTTGGAGTGTAACCTGTGATGGGTTAATTACTTTGACTGGTTTTTCTTATTTATTTATGTTAGACAAGCAATTAACAAGAGAGCCAATAGAAGTTAAGTTTGTTGTTGATAATGGAGTTGATGGGTTGGTTATTATTAACGGAATTTGTAATATAACAAGTTTAGCAATTAACGCACCTATGAGGGATGTGGCTACATATAATGTGAGTTTACAAGGTAGCGGAGCATACAACATAACAGGAACACAAGTAGACCCAAGCGGAGTTATTATCGTAGGTGCTAACCCAGTTAAGACAAAAGGTTACACGGCAAGTGGTGGAGAAACTTCAATTACATTTGCGGATACAATTGGTTATGCTTGTCTTTATGTGTCAAGAGGTGGTGTAGATGCACAAAACATTTTAACAACAGGAACTCCAACAGGCGATGATGTTAAGTTTATAAGTTCAACTGGGGTGCTTACTTTTGGTAGACCATTAGCATCTGGGGAATATATTAGAGGATTATTTCAATAAAATATTATGAGTCAATTACAAGTTACAGGCGAAGCAAAGATTAGGGATATACAAGGTCCAGTAGTGGCTAATAGTGGTGTAGTTAGTCAAGGCACAATCGGTGGGGTTGCTTATAGACAATTAGGCAAAACACCTATTAGTGGTGCTGGAACTGATATTGCTATATCTTCTAATGGATATGTTGCGAGTTACATTACCGATGCTAATGACCCTTCTTTATTGGAAGTACCAGCTGGTAACTTTAATTGTGAGTTCTATTTTAGTGTAAATAATAATACAGGTAATCCTTTCGTTTATGCAGAGGTTTACAAATACGATGGCACAACGTTTACCTTATTAGGTACAAGCGTTGGAGTTCCTGAATATATTACAGAGGGAACAACGATTAACCCTTACTATTTTGCAGTACCAGTAGCGGTTGCTGCTTTAAGTGTTACTGATAGAATATCAATAAGAATCTATGTAAACGTAGATGGTAGAACAGTTACTTTACATACCGAGAACAATCATTTGTGTCAAGTAGTTACTACTTTCTCAAAGGGTTTGATTTCTTTAAATAACTTAACAAGACAAAACCAATTCTTTGCAACAGGAACAAGTGGAACTGACTTTGGGATATCTTCAAGTGTAGCTACTCATACTTTCAACCTTCCTGTGGCTTCGGCTACAAATACTGGTAAGTTAAGTTCAACGGATTGGAGTACGTTTAATAACAAGCAAAACGCTTTAACTAACCCAATTACAGGAACAGGAGCAAGTGGGAATGTAGCTTACTTTGATGGTACAACAAGTATAACTGCTGAAAACTCGTTTAATTACGATGCTTCAACTAATAGACTTGGAGTTAATACTTCAGTTCCTAATGCAACGATTGGAGCAAACGCTGCTACTGATAGTGGTTACTCTTTATTGCTTAAAAACGATAATGCAAACTACAACTCCATAGGATTCGCAACAGATTCTACATACGGCAATATGATTACTGCCGATAGATTAGGTGCTGCTCCATCAAGGAATTTAACTTTATATAACTATGCTGGATTTATTTCTATAACGGAGGCTGGTAACTTAGGAATAGGTTTATTGACCCCTAATAATGGTATAGATATTTATCACGCTACACAAAGTCAATTATGGCTTCATAATAACGCAACAGGTGTATCAAGTACAGATGGTGTTAGATTGGCTCTATTTAACTCTAAAGCGGCTAACTTAAGGAACTTTGATGGTGCTATGAGTATTTCTGCTGAAGGCGATTTCTCTGTGATTACTTTAGGTGCTGAAAACATACGAGTTAATAGCGTGGATGGTAAAGTAGGTATAGGCGGACCAGCAACAGTTCCAGAAATGTTAACTGTAAATGGTTCAATTCAACAAAGTGGTGTTTTATCTTCTTTGCTAAAAACAAACGGAGATGGTAAGTTAATAGCTGCCGTTGCTGGAACTGATTACGTTATTCCTTCTGCTTTGAGTGGCTATGTACCTACTTCAAGAGAATTAACAATAAATGGTACTACTTATGATTTAAGTGCAAATAGAAGTTGGACAATAACTTCTGATATTAGTGGTAGTGGTGCAGATGGTAGAATTGCATATTGGAATGGTACAAATAGTATCACTTCTGAAGCTGGATTTATTTACGATGCATCAACAAATAGATTAGGTGTAAACACAAGCGTACCTAATGCAACAATAGGTGCTGATTCTGCTTTAGATAGCGGTTATGGTTTATTAATTAAAACAGGTGCATCTAACTACAACGGAATAGGAATTGCAATAGATTCTACTTATGGCAACTTGATTTCAACGGAGAAATTAGGTACTGCAAGTGCAAGAAACTTAACTCTACTTAACCAAAGCGGATTTATTTCTTTGACTGAAGCTGGTAACTTAGGTGTTGGTTTATTGAACCCTAATAACGGAATAGACATTTACAATAGTACACAAAGTCAATTATGGTTACATAATGCTGCAAGTGGTATAACAGGAACGGATGGTGTAAGATTAGCTTTGTTTAATAACTTATCGGCTAACTTAAGAAACTTTGATGGTGGATTAAGTTTAACGGCTGAAGGAGATTTTAGTGTTATTACTTTAGGAGCAGAAAATATAAGAGTTAATAGTGCAAATGGATTTGTAGGCATAGGCAATCCTACAACAGTAACTAATATGTTAACTGTAAATGGTTCTGCTTCTGTTAATAGTAATTTAGTAATAACAAAATCAAGTGGATTAGCTACTATTAATTTTCCTGTTGCAAGTGGTGGAAATGATGTTGGTTATATTCAACACGAAGAAAATCCTGTCGATGGTGGTATAATGAGATTTAGCGTAAGTGATAATGATTTAACTAATGATTACTTTGTTTTTGGTAATACACAAACAGGAACTTTCTTAGAAAAATTTAAAATATTAGCAACAGGTGTTGTTACTATTGGTACTTGGAATGGTAGTGCAATTACGGATTCTTACATATCAAGTGCATCAACTTGGAATGCTAAACAAAACCAATTAAATGGAACAGGATTTGTAAAGGCTTCTGGAACTACAATAACTTATGACAATAGTACTTACTTAACAACAAGTGCTGCTGCAAGTACATATTTAGCTTTAACTGGAGGAACTTTAACAGGTGCTTTAGGAGGTACAAGTGCATCTTTTTCAAGTACTTTAACGGCTGGTGATACTACAATCATAAATGTTGCTCCAATATTAGCAATACAATCAAACACTACTGGTAATATTTTCCTAAGGTTTAGGCAGAGTGCAGATACTATGGCATCATTGTTTTACACAAATGCTACTGCGACATTTACTATGTCAAATAATATGGGTGGTTTGCGTTTTAATACATCTAACACAAGTGATGCATTAAATATTACTTCTAATGGTATATTACAATTAGGAACAACATCAACAATCCCTTCTGATAATAATACGATATTTAGTTATTCCCCTAATGGTATTTTTTATATACAAGGTGGTTCAACAGGGTTAGGTTTATCTGCTTCTGGAAATAGAAATAATGCTATATATTTAAATAGTACTACAAATCAAATACAATTTCATACTAATGATGGTAATGAAAAAATGAGACTTACATCTAATGGAGTTTTAGATTTTAATGGAAATTCTGCTATTACTAATGTAAATGATAAATTTAATATAGGTGTAAATAGCACATCTTATGTTTGGATGCAATCTTGGAGTGGTAGACCAATATCTATTAATCCAAGTGGTAATAATGTATTAATAGGAACTACAAGTGATAATGGAAACAAATTACAAGTATCTGGTACGGCTAAGTTTACAGGTCAAATTCAATCTGATTTAAATAATATTAGAAGTTCATCTGGAACTCAAGCTGGTAATAGTACAGGAGATGTTTTTAGATTTTTAAGTCCAACAGGTGCTATTAATAATGGATGTTATTCAGCTATATTCCATATATGGGTAAGTGATAACAATACAGGTGCTAATGCTTATAGTGCGACATTTGCAGTTCAAACCACATCAAACGGACAAACAAATGCTACTTTAACAACTTTAGCTTCACAAGGCAGAGGAAGTAATCCTGTATCTAGTATTAATTTAATTAGTGATGGTGGAGGTGGTGCTGCTAAAATAAGTATGACAACAACTGCTACTCCAACATCAGGTGTAACTTATCAATGTAGTGCAATAGGAATATTCTAATAATAGTAAAAATAATAAAATATGAAAACAATTCAACCCGTAATAATTTGGGACAATGGACAAAATTTAGAAGCTAAGATATTAAACACCTATGCAATAAATAATGTAAATTTAGGAACAAGTGCTACTTTCTACTATGCTTTGTTTGCAGAGCAAGAAAATGGCAATATTGGAGTTCAAGTTGCACAAGGCAATTTAATAATGGATGGAGAAGCATACACTCAATGGGAGGTAGATTCTTATGCTTGGGATTGGGTAGCTGCTCAACTTAACTTAACAATTACAGGTGATTTTATACCACCAGTACCTCCAGAACCAGAGCCTATTCCAGAACCAATTATTGAAGAAGTGATTTAATTGAATATTTAACTATATTTGTATATAAAATAAAAACTATGATAACAATTAATCAAGAACAAATCAAGGAATTAGAAGCCTTTAT